TACAGCGGCTCCTGTAAGCGTTCCTACTCCTGTAGAAGTAGACCGTGATGCAGCCTCTTATACTGGTGGTGGTTCAACTAACATTTGGTATCGCTATGGCTTTATCATGCATCCAAATGGTTACGACTGGTCAGGCGCTACTAACGCGTTTGCGACTAATGCAACTCTTGGTGCTGCTGCCTCTTACGCCCGTAAGCAAGCAGCGTTGAACTTGGACATTTTGCCCATTTTCCACTCCTAATATAGACCTCGGAGGAACTAATGACACTAACTGTAAACACAAACAGCTATGTAAGTGTAGCTGAAGCAGACACTTATTTAGAAACCCGTATTGACAGTGCTAATTGGACTGCCGCTTCGGATGAGCTAAAAGATTCTGCGCTAGTGACCGCTACTTCCATAGTAGATGATCACGCATGGATTGGTTCTGCCGTTAGTTCCTCTCAAGCTTTGGCATGGCCTCGAAATAACGCTATCTACAATGATACACGCTTGGGTCTTAATATTACTTTTGGTAATACTATAATTCCTACTCAAGTTAAAGAGGCAGTTTATGAACAAGCTTTACATTTAATTGATAACGAAGATCTTCTTCAAGGAAAAACTCAAACTTTTGAGTCTATTTCTATAGGCTCTATTTCTATATCGGATTCAGATTCTACTTCAACTGTTCCTATGAAACCTTCTTTAGTTTTAAAAAAAATTAGACCCCTCTTAAATAAAGCCTATGCCGCTGGCACAGGATCAAGTTGGTGGAGGGCTAACTAATGACTATGAAGGCTACAATCACTAAAGCAGTAGACAACGCTTTTTCTAGTGCGGGAGATTTAGCAGTTTCAGCAATTTTAAGTAATAAATCTGTAACTGATTATAGTTTTTCTACTGGTAAAGTTGTTTCTAGTGTTGTATCTGTACCAACAAAAGTAATTATAACTAGTACCTCTAGCACTAGCAGAGGTGGAGCCAAGGTGATTGGTATCATAAAATCTGGTGAAACTATAGATATTTATGACACTTTAACAGTTGGTAAAATTTCATATAATATAGAAAGTTTTGTAGACAACGGCTATACAATAGATTTAAACTTAGTGAAGGAATCAATATGACTTTTTCTAGTTTAAAATCAGCTATTGAGTTAGTTTTTAGCAGTTCTTCTTGGACTACTAATAATATTTCTATTTACCCTGATAACTATCAAGGTACAATTTCTAACCAAAATGAATTCTGTAGGTTAAACATTTTACCCGCTTCTTCTTCAAGTAACTATGGTGGAAGTAAAAATTTTTCAGGAACTATAATTATATCAATTTATGTAAAAGCAGGAGAAGGGCAGTCTAGAATAATGGCTATTTCTGACATACTAGATGTTCTTCTTTCTAATAAAAAATTAAATAATGGCCCAGAGCTTGGGACGTCCTATCTTCAAATAGGCGGTCTTGATTCGGCTAATTCCGCGCTTTACACGGCGCAATACGTAATACCATTTAACACATATGGAGAATAACTAAATGGCACATATTTCCGATTTACGCGCAGGTATTTTTACTTACCTCGACATGTATACTGCTGCTGCTGGCTTAGCCGCTGCTGACACAGACACAGAGTTTAAGGCTCTTTTTGTAGGCTCTACCCCTGGAACTGCAACTACTGCTGACGGTCAAGTTACAGGAGTAGACACTCACTTAACTTTTCCTTCAGTTCGTGAATTCCCTTCGATTGGTACTCCTGCAAACATTGTTAACGTTCCTGTTTACGGTCAAAAGACAACTTCTCAGGTGCAAGGTCAATCTGACGCGCCTAGCCTTGAAGTAACCGTTAACTACAATGCTACTGATATGGCAGACCTTCACGCTCTTATTGGCACCCAAATTGCTTTCCGCTTTATGATGGCGGCGGCAGCTTGTACTCTTGACGAGCGGGTTAACACAGCGTTTACAACTGCAAATACTTCTTTCTTCTTTAAAGGTAAGATTGAAGCTATCCTAGTAAATTCAAGCTTGACAGATGCTACTACAGCAACTATTACTTTGTCAGCTCAAACAGACTTTATTGGTCCTTCTACCAAATAAAAGTAAATAAGGGGGTTCTTCTTAGGAGGAACCCTCGATTAAAATC